CAATCAACTCAACCCGCACTGCGTGGTTTCATCGAAGAGTTCAGTAAGAACTGTCGGTTTATTCTGACATGTAACTTCAAGAACAAAGTGATCGAACCCCTACACTCTCGTTGTTCTAATTACGAGTTTAACTTCTCTAAGAAAGTTCTGGCAGGATTGTGTGGACAGTTTATGTCCCGTGCGGATGAGATACTGAAGGGTGAGGGTGTTGAGTATAACAAAGACACACTTGCACAGTTGATCATGAAACATGCCCCCGACTGGAGACGTGTACTCAATGAGTTGCAACGTCATTCTATTGGTGGTACTCTGAATCTTAGATGTATCATTAGTGACGTTAATGATAACTACAGTGTCCTATTCAAAGCAGTAAAGAAGAAAGATTTCAAGAAGATGCGTGGATGGGTAGTAGAGAATATGGACATGGAACCCGCATCAATATTTCGTGGCATCTATGATGCTATGTATGAATACGTGGCACCCGCCAGTATTCCCCAACTTGTGTTGATTCTCGCAGACTATCAATACAAAAATGCGTTCGTGGCAGATCACGAACTTAACTTAGTTGCCTGTATGACTGAGATCATGGCAAACGTGGAGATTAAATAAATGGAAATTTTAGCAGGATTAGTAGTATTGGGTGTATGTGTTGCAGTCTTAGGATTGTATCTTGCATATGTAAGTGAGGATACTTAAATGAGACAAGAAGATATGTTTGACGTAATAACACCTGCCAAGCAAGGTATGTTGAATAAGTTGGCAGAACCAAATATCGAACGTCTTATTACGCAAGTAGAACACTGGCATATGGAACGTAACCTTATAGATGGTGCAACCGACAAGGATCAAGTATGTAAGTTGATTCAAGAAGTGGGTGAGTTATCTGATAACGTATGTAAAGAACGTGACGTAGCAGATGATATCGGTGACATCATGGTGGTGTTAATTAACATTGCTAAACGTAATGGGTTACCTCTAGCACATTGCCTCGCAGTTGCCTATGCTGATATTAAAGATCGAAAAGGAAAGATGGTAGATGGTATTTTCATTAAAGAAGAATAAACCTACCAAGTGGGACTTCGCACACATGAGAACGGCAATGAACTATGCCAATCTTTCTCATGCCAAAAGACTCAAGGTTGGTTGCGTCATTGTAAAAGATCATAGAATTATTTCTATTGGTTACAATGGACAACCCGCAGGATGGGACAACAAGTGCGAACATTTCGATGAGAAGAAAAATGATCTGGTAACATATGATACAGTGATTCATGCGGAATCTAATGCAATCACAAAGGTTGCAATGTCCTCGGAATCATGTTATAATGCTACCATATATACTACTACAGCACCCTGTTTAGATTGTGCTAAACTAATCTATCAGAGTGGTATAAGTAAAGTATATTATAAAACTAAACATTTGAGATGCGATGATGGTATCGTATTTCTACAAAAATCTGGTGTTACATTATGTCAACTGTGAAAAAATTATCACCATTCGATTTTCTTAATTCTATTAATATGACTAAGAAAGATCTAATGGAAGATCCAGACACTGAGAAGCAGTACGTGCCATTCGTGGTTAATCGTACTCTTTCTTATTTCCCCGATACTGTTGCAATCGCAAATGAGATGAATAAGTATCACCACCTAGATAGTAAGTTACAATATCAATTTCTTATAAATATAATAAGGAAACGTAAACGTTTCTCTAAATGGATTAAATCTGAATTGGAAAATAATATTGATAAGGTGAAAGAGTATTATGGTTACAGCGATGCAAAAGCACGTCAAATACTTCCGTTACTCTCCACTGATCAACTTAACATAATAATTAATAAGGTGGATAAAGGTGGAAGAAAATAATGTCGTAGAATGGAACTCTGGACTAATGCTAGAAGTAACTTTAGCAGAACCAGACGACTTCCTCAAAGTAAAAGAAACTCTAACTCGTATAGGTATATCATCCAGACGTGATAATAAACTATACCAGTCCTGTCATATTCTTCATAAACAAGGTCGGTACTTCATAGTACACTTCAAAGAATTGTTTATGCTTGACGGTAAAAAATCTAATCTGGAGCAAGGTGACGTAGAACGTAGAAATACAATTGCTACTTTACTTCAAGACTGGGGACTAGTCGAAATACAGAATAAAGAAGTCTGTCAAGACTGTGCACCAATGCGAATGATTAAGATTATTGGTTTTAAAGATAAAGAGAATTGGGAGTTGTGTCCCAAGTATAATATAGGTAACAAATGACACAGTGGTTATTTGATAAGTTAGCACCTTATGCTATTAGATTTAGAGAATGGTCAAAGGATAAACTCTGGGCAAAGATTCCTCTATGGATTCTTCTTGCATGGATGTTAGGAGTCTTTAATCCATATTGGTGTGTATATCCTGTTTGTTGGATCCAGTAATATGTTTAATATATTTGATGATAGAGAAGATGAGATAGCAGAGAAGAAACCTTTCTTTGGTAAACTTCCGGTTGATATAAGTGAAGTGTATGATTGGAATAAACACATAAGTTTAATAGATACACATCCCGATAAATTAACTGATACTAATTCTAAGAAGATGCGTATAGGTCTAAACAACTTTCATAGTAGACCATCCGCACCAGACTTTGCTCGTAGTGTCGAGCAAGAAATGCAGGATGTATTTTCCCTGCATGGAAACAAAATTACCAACATTGCCTTCACAGGTGTTGGACAGAATTCTGACTCTTACCCTTGGCATAAAGATGCTATGGACGTGTTTTTAGTACAAGTCCTTGCATCTATAGAAATGCGAGTGGAAGGTCATAATAACGATGAACCATTTTGGTTTCATCCAGGCGACTATGTATGGTTGCCTCGTGGGACGCATCACCAGATCATCCCCCACGATAGTAGGGTAACATTCTCTTTCGGAGTCGAAGGAGATCCGGATCCCTCAATATATTTTTAGTGCATAAAAGTGTAATATTAATGTAAATTAATGTGCATAAAAGTGTACCAATTTGTATAAATACAGTCGGATATGCCGAATAGGTCGGGTATCCATTTTAACTTGCTATAATAATAGGAGAAAACTATGACTAAAACTTTATTTCCACCACAAACATTTGTAGGTTTTGAACACTTACTTAATGAATTGGACTTCATCGGAGGTCGTCATGCAAATGACAACTATCCACCCCATAACGTAGTAAAAGTCGCTGAGCACGAATTCCTCATCGAACTTGCTTTGTCTGGGTTTGCGAAGGACGAAATAGAAATTGAACAGAAAGAACGAACCTTGTCGATTTCTGGTAAACATGAGAAACTTAATCGGGACTATGTCCACCAAGGTATCTCAACTAAACAGTTCAAACGACAGTTCCGACTATCCGAGTACGTAGAAGTAAACGGAGCAACTCACAAGGATGGGATCCTGTCAGTTCATCTGAAGGTAGTACTTCCAGAAGAGAAGCGTCCACGAATAATCGATATCAATTAATCGTTTTCGTGGAGGGAACAATAATGATCAGCAGACTAAAGCGGGCAAACCCCGATACTGTTGGCAATGTTGTTATTGGAGTACTTGTCATATTCACTATGGCAACTGCAATGGCACCATTGATCTAATGGGGATAGAGGGACGTTCAGTCCCTCGATTTCTTTTTACATTTGGAATATATACATTATGAATCTAATTTACCAATATTGGGATGGAGAGATAAAAGAGTCTTGCCGTGCAGGTGTTGATGCCATGCGAAAGTATGCAGAGTCCATCGGTGCAGAATATATCTTTGAAGACAACCCCAACTTTTTACGCACATTCTTCGGACATGATTTCGGAGGATATTCCCCGCACTATGGTGCACTCAAACCTATCTGGGACGAATCGTTTGACAAGTATGATAATGTCATGTTTGCAGATACGGACGTATTTCCTAAAGACAATCTTAACGTTGATATCTTCGAGATGTTTTGGGGTGAGATTGCTATCTGTCGTGAACCCGAAGAGTCTAGGATCCGCACAATCACTGCGGGACGTATAACTCACGAACAGGACGAACGATGGGCACAGATGATGAAAGAGTGTTATCAGACTCCGGTGCCTCGTGATAAACATGGCATTGTCGTATATAATACCGGCATGGTGTTGTATTCAAAACAAGCAAGACTACAAGCACGTAAACAATTTTCTGATCCCAAGTATTATGTAGATAAAGTCAGAACATATGGTCTAGATAGTTTCTATACATGTGATCAACCATACTTACATGGACAGATGTTTGCACATTTCGATTGGGAGGAAATACAAGAGTTGACTTCTAGTTGGAATTCTATTATGACGTTTAGTAGATTGAAAGGACTGAAGAATAGAATCTTCAAAAACTATACAGATGAGGATACTAAATTTGTACACGTACAGTTTAGAGGTGCAGATGATCTAGATGCACAGACACATTTTAATATAGTAAACAAACCCCAATCCGAGTGGGGATTTGTTCCAGAATGATTGCAAAACAGATAGTAATCAAAGGAGACGAAAGATCAGAAGAATATGCTGAGATATCTCGTAACTCTTTTCAACCATTAGTTGATGAAGGTATTATTGAGATAGAAACTTTCGATGCTATTACACCAGAGTCACCAGAGTACGAAGAGCATCATGCAAAATACACTTGGGCAAAGTCTTTAATGTTTGGTGATACAAAACAGGGAAAGGGATTGCCTATGCATTCACCATCTGAGATGGCAGGGATGTGTTCTCACTGGGAGTTAATGCGACAGCAATCATTACAGGATGAAAGGTTTCTAGTATTAGAACATGACACTTGGTTTCATGGTGATGTGAGATATTTTAAAGAGTGTTTAGAGATGGATGTTCTCTATCTTAATATCGGTTTGTTTATGGGATGTTATGCATTTGAACGTGAAACTGCACAATATCAATATGAGTTGTTATCAGAACGAGACTTCCCAATCAACTGTGGGCCTTACTGCTGTCTTCAAAGATTGTTTGCTACCTATAGTTCAAGAGTTCTACAGTTCAAAGAAGAGAAAACATGTCTTGTACCATGGCACCATTGTGATACACTATACCTTGGAAACAATTGCCAGATACCATTTAATGGTGTAGATCCGAATCGTCAGACCAGTAAATCAAGAGTTCCGACAACTCAAGTAATATCTAAACGATTAAAAGTAACTCAAGACCATCATTCATATAAAGAATCGTTCATAGACGAACCATGGACTCGACACGACCAATTTCATATTATCCCTTGACATTCCCCGTTTAGTATGGTACAATGCTACTATGACTGACAGAATTATAGATTATACACACAATGAGTTTCGGATACCGATCTTTTCGTTTGATGAATGGAAGGAGATCCGAGAACGCAATCAGCATCCAGATGATCAACATGTTGGATCAGTTTGGTTTATGGAGCAGATGAAAGATTATCTTGCAACCAACAAACCACCACTACCTATATCAAGACCAAATAAATATGAGATGGCAGATTCATTTCATAAACTACTTGAGTCTGACTATAAGTCTAATATAAAGAAAGATCTAGATCCTACTACTGTTCGTAATAAATTTGATGAACCGGTACGAGTAAAGTATGCCATGTCATGTGGTCATAACTTTAATCCAGTATCTAATCATTTCCATGCAGACAATCGTTACACCTGTGGTCATGCTACATGTGAATCAAGTAAGTGGGCATGGGATAATCCGCACACGTCTAGATGTCATTCTATGTTGCTATATTTGTTCCGTAGTTTTAAAGGTGAAGAAGCATCTATAGATGAGCACAAGTATCGTGCGATGTTTAGACTATCTGGATATGTTGCAACACAGTTCAAACCATCCGTTGCTAAAACTGTATACGAGAAAGAAGGTGCGAAAAAAGTAATCGACATCTCTTGTGGATGGGGTGATAGACTTGCAGGTTTCTATGCGTCTAATAATACTACCGAGTATCTTGGTTGTGATCCCAATACAGATTCTTATAATCTATATAAAGAGCAATGTAAAGCATACGAGAATTTACTAGAGTCTCCCTTGTTTCCAAAAGAAGTATACTTCGAAGATCATGGTGACTGGTTCGAATGTGTAGGTGAGAAGAGAGTGCGTATATACAATAAACCGGCAGAAGATATCGACTGGGATACTGTATGTGAAACCGAACACGATGTAATGTTTACATCACCCCCTTATTTTGGAATCGAGAAGTATGCCGAAGGATCTGACTCTGAAGGAAATCAGTCTTGGAAAAGATATAATGAATATACTGGTTGGAGAGATACATTCTTTTTCCCAGTTATGGATGCTATGCAGAAACACTGCAAAAAAGTTATGATCAATATTGTAGATCCAGTAGTCAAGGGTAAACGTAATCCAATCGAAGCAGATATGAGAGAACGTTATGGATTCCAATACATTGCCGGTATGATGCTATCCAAGAGACCTAACTCTCACGACATGGATAATCACTACCTAGTGGATGGGGAAAAGAAATTAAATTTCATTGAACCCATATATGTACTTGACAAGTAGTCCTACTTTCTGTTATAATGTAATCTTATTGAAGGAAACTATATGCAATTTTATACTTCCGTACTGAGGTACGGTAACAACTTACTTGTCCGTGGGTACAAAGACGGACAACAATATCAACGCAAAGTCCCGTTTAAACCTACGATGTATGTCCCTAGTAAACCTAAAGACATGCGATTCGAAGGTTGGAAATCTCTGGACGGTGTTGCTGTAGAACCCATGACATTCGGTGACATGAAAGATGCCTCTGACTTTGTCAAACGATATGAGCACGTATCTAACTTTCAGATTTACGGTAACTCTAATTTTATCGCACAGTATATTACTGAGCAACATCCAAACGATATTAAATTCGACAGATCTCTCGTGCGAGTTAACAATCTAGATATTGAGGTTCAATCCGATGATGGATTCCCCGTACCAGAGAAAGCAGAGTACCCTGTCATTTCTATTGCATTGCGACAGAATGATGGTGTCTATCGTGTGTGGGGACTACAAGAATATAATGTTACTCGTGACGATGTATTGTTTGTCCAATGTGATTCCGAAGTAGATCTGCTCCAGAAGTTTCTTGACCACTGGAGACATAACTATCCGGATGTAATCACAGGATGGAATACCAGATTCTTTGATATGCCATACCTAATCAATAGGACACTCAAAGTTCTGGGTGACCAACGTGTCAAGCAATGGTCTCCGTGGGGCAACGTGCGTGATCGCAACGTTACTATTAACGGTAAACCAAATCAGTACTATGAGATTGACGGCATCCAGAATCTTGACTACCTCGAAATCTACAAGAAGTTTACCTACACCCAACAAGAATCATATCGTTTAGATCATATTGCCAACGTAGTTTTAGGTGAACGCAAACTCTCATATGAAGAGCACGGCAACTTATACACTTTATACAAGGAAGACTACCAGAAGTTTATTGACTATAATATCAAGGACGTTGAGTTAGTTCACCGCATTGATGAGAAACTCGATCTGATTACTTTAGTACTTACCATGGCATATCGTGGTGGTGTAAACTATACGGACACTCTAGGTACGACTGCTATCTGGGACAGTATCATCTACCGTTTGCTGAACAAGAACAAAGTAGCAGTACCACCCAAGGTCGAGAAACCTAAGACTTCATACCCAGGCGGTTATGTAAAAGAACCACAGGTTGGATCCCATGATTGGGTTACCTCGTTCGACTTGAACTCCCTGTACCCTAACATCATTGTACAATATAATATGTCACCCGAAACTGTCATGGACGGATTCTTCGGTGACGTGAACGTTGACAAGTTTCTTGACGGATCTATCAATGTAGGTGATACCAGTTACTCTGTCGCACCTACTGGTGTAAGATTCACTCACGAACGTGAGGGTGTTATCCCCACGATCATTAAGAAGTATTACGCAGAACGTAGACTCGTGAAGAACGAGATGCTACGTCTGGAGCAAGAGAACCAAAACAATCCTACGAAAGAACTTGAGTACAAGATCACCTCGTTGAACAATCAGCAGATGGCAATCAAGATTCTTATGAATTCACTCTATGGTGCACTAGGCAATAAGTACTTCCGTTACTTTGACCAACGTGTAGCAGAGAGTATCACTCTCGCAGGTCAGTTGGCAATCAAGTGGGCAGAACGTGCCGTCAATGATGAGATGCAAACCATTCTCAAGACAGACGAAGATTACGTTGTTGCGATTGACACTGACTCTGTCTACATCCGAATGGGTGCATTGGTTGACCAGTTCAACCCCAAAGATCCAGTTAAGTTTCTTGACAAGATCTGTGCAGACCACTTCGAAAAAGTTCTGGTAAAGTCATACGATAGTATGGCAAAAGTTACTGGTGCGTATGATAACCGCATGGAGATGGGACGTGAGGTGATTGCCTCTCGTGGGATCTGGACTGCCAAGAAGAGATACATTCTCAACGTCCACAACAACGAGGGTGTCCAGTACAAAACCCCCAAGTTAAAGATGATGGGTAT